TCCATTGGGCACCTATTTCTTTCTTCTGTCTATGGGGCTACTGGAATCTATTTTACTATGCCCATCTGGATCAATGGTATAGTTGGGTAGCCGGGATCAACGTAACATTCGCAAATACAGTGTGGGTAGGTCAGATGATCTATTATTCTGTAAAGGAGAAGAATGAAGCAGTTTAAGACGCAATTCGCGGAACGTATATTTTATCTAAAGTACGCTCTAACTCAGGCAGATACTTGGCACGAGCGAGCACGTACTATTGTTAATTTTGTATGTGGAGCAGCCGATGGAACAGATAGACCTCTTATGTCGGATTCTGATAGAGAACAACTTACCGAGTACATCACTGACTTCAAATTCTTGCCCGGCGGTCGTTATATTTATTACGCCGGTAGAAAGGCCAAGTTCTACAATAACTGCTATTTGCTACGAGCAGAACAGGACACACGAGAAGAATGGTCAGATTTGACTCAGAGGGCTATGTCGTGTTTGATGACCGGAGGGGGTATTGGTATAGATTATTCTCGGCTCAGGCCGGAGGGTCGTATTCTTTCCAGAACCGGAGGAAAATCAAGTGGGCCTCTACCTCTGATGAAGATAATGAACGAGGTAGGACGAAACGTAATGCAAGGAGGGAGCCGTAGGTCTGCTATCTATGCGTCCTTGAACTGGCAACACGAGGACATAGAGGCTTTCTTGAATAGTAAGAATTGGCAAAATATGCCCATTGGCTATTCTGGTATGAGTGTTAAGGATGCTAAAAGGGAAGATTTTAACTTCCCTGCTCCTCTTGATATGACTAATATTAGTTTGAATTATGACGATGCTTGGCTAACTATGGGAAGTAATAGTGCAGTTAGGGCCACTGATCCCGTGTTCTTAGAAAACTGTCGTCAAGCCATGTCTACTGGGGAGCCGGGTTTTAGTTTCAACTTCGGTAAGAAAGAAAATGAGACATTACGAAACGCTTGCACAGAAGTTACTAGCGAAGACGATAGTGACGTTTGTAATCTTGGCAGCATCAATATCGGCGCTGTGGAGAGTTTGGAGGAGTTCAAAAATATCGTCGAACTTGCCTCCAAGTTTCTTGTCTGCGGAACGCTTCGAGCAGATTTACCTTACGACAAAGTTCGTCAGGTGCGTGAGAAGAATCGAAGGCTCGGGCTTGGACTCATGGGAATTCACGAATGGCTCTTAAAGAGAGGGTATGCTTATGAAGTGTCACCAGAGCTTCATACGTGGCTTAGTGTGTATGAAACTGAATCAGAGCGAGCAGCAAACGAACATTGTGATCGCCTCTATATTAGTCATCCTGTTGCCTATCGTGCCATTGCACCTACAGGGTCTATTGGTATTCTTGCTTCAACTACAACTGGTATTGAGCCTCTTTTCGCTGTTGCATATAAGAGGCGGTATCTTACAGAAGGGACGAAGTGGCGTTATGAATTTGTTGTTGACGGGGTTGCTGATCGGCTTATTCGGGAATATGGTGTTGATCCTAGCAAAATTGATACAGCTTATTCATTAGCACATGACTACGAAAGACGAATCAAGTTCCAAGCTGATGTACAAGATTACGTCGATATGTCCATATCATCAACAATTAATCTTCCGTATTGGGGAAGTAAAGGTAACAGTGAACAAGATGTCGGTAGATTTGCTAAAATACTTGCAAACTATGCCCCTAGATTGCGAGGATTTACTTGTTACCCTGACGGTGCAAGGGGTGGGCAGCCCATTACAGCAGTTGAGTACGGCGAAGCACTCAAACATAAAGGAGTAATATACGATGAAGTCGATATCTGTGACATTACCGGAAAAGGCGGTTCATGTGGAAGTTAAACCTGAAAAGACTTTAGACCATGAACCATACATTGAAACTGCTAGCGGAATCAAATTTCATTTTCTCGACCCACGACAAGATGAAATTGATATTCTGGACATTGCTCATTCACTCTCTAACCAGTGCCGATTTACTGGACACACTTCAGAATTTTATTCTGTAGCTGAACACAGTATTCTTGTATCTAAATTGACTGGAGGAGATAATAGAATGAGATTGTGTGGCCTTCTACATGATGCATGTGAGGCTTACATGACTGATGTAGCTACTCCGGTCAAGGCGTTCCTTACAAATTATCGTCCTCTTGAGTATACTATGTGGAAAGCAGTGGCACATAAGTTTGGTCTTCCAGTAGAACTTCCTGATGAAGTGAAGAAGGCGGATCGTCTTGCTCTCTTAATAGAAGCCAAACAACTTATTGCATCAGGAGGCAGTGATTGGATTGAGGCGCAGGGAGTGGAAGTGCCTGACACGGCTCTTGACTGTAATATTCCAAAAATTGCTCGTTATTACTTTATGAAGGAATTTGCACAGTTGACAGGACTTCCTGAGTATTGTGAAACTCTAAAGACACAGAGGATTAATTATGCAAGCGCAGCGTGATAATTCAGATAAACCTGATCTTCATTATCTGCATACTTGGTATCATGCTTTGTGTGAAGTGTGTATGGTATGCCAAGCAGGAGCCAAGAAATATGCAAGAGGTAATTATCTTAAAGGTCAGCCACACAGTCAGTTATTGGCTTGTGCAGAGAGACATATTGGTAAATTTGGTAACTATAAAGAGGACGACTATGATACAGGCGAGAAAGGAACAGATCGCCATCATATTGCTCTCGCTATTTGGAATCTGTTACAGTTACTTGAAAACGATCTTGATGTAACTGTGAAGGATAAATGGGATGATCGTCTAAGAGTACCAGAGGAACATGCGACGCTTAAAGAAAAAATTAAGTCTATATAGGTCGAAGTTCGAGGAGAACGTAGCAAAAGCATTAGAACGCAAAAATGTTCTCTTCAGGTACGAGACCCTCAAAATCCATTATCAGAAGAAGAGAAGCGTTTATACACCGGACTTTCTTCTACCGAATGGGATTATTGTAGAAACAAAGGGGCGCTTCGTAGCTTCAGATCGAGCGAAGCATTTAGCCGTAAAGACACAAAATCCTGAGTATGACATTCGCTTTGTGTTTGAACGGAACTTAACCTTGTCAAAAGTGTCTAAAACTACCTATACGGCATGGTGTGACAAGCATGGATTTAAATGGTCTATTAAAGAGATTCCAGACGAATGGATAAAAGAGAAGAAAAAATAATGTACGGGTGCTTCATGTGCGGTGAGAAGACCCCTGCTCCTGACGATTTGATTCGCCCACCTCACTGTGAAGAATGTGGCAATACGTATCTTATCACTTACCAAGAGGCACTTGATTTGTTAAATGATCTATATTTAAAGAAGAAATTTAGACCGTATATTATTAGGGATAGGCTTATTAGAGATGATGAAGAATCCTATATAGTAGATAAAGATTATGAATAAAGAGCCTCGTATTCTTTTATGGGACATTGAGACAAGTTTTAATATAGTTGCTACATTTAGTTTGTTCAATGATGCTCCAATCAACCATCGAAATATTCTACAAGAGTGGAGTATAATTAGTGTAGCGTGGAAATGGCTAGGAGAGAAAAAGGTACATTCTATTAGCATAGCGGACGATGCACCTATGCTAGAAGCAAATCCTAATAATGACTATGCTATTTGTGTAAAGATGCAGGAATTATTTGAGGAAGCTGACGCTATAGTTCATCATTATGGAGATAAATTCGACCTTCCTAAAGTTAATGCTAGACTGGCTTTTCATAGACTATCTCCACTAAAGCCGGTTGTTCAGATTGATACTAAGAAGATTGCATCTAAACACTTTAAGTTCAATTCAAATAGGCTAGACTACTTAGGAATTTTCCTAGGCGTAGGGCAGAAGATAGATACTCCTCCTGATTTGTGGTTACGTTGTTTATTTGGAGAGAAGAAAGCTGTAGAAGAAATGGTTAAGTACAACAAAGGAGACGTATCTCTACTTGAAAAGGTATTTAATGTACTTTATCCTTTCGCAGCAGTAAGTATTAACAAGCAGTTGTTCTTAGATAGAGCTGATGTGTGCCCTA